GGTTGGCCTGTATCTTTCTTGGCAACATACCATTCAAAGTATTTGTAAGTATGATTTTTCATTAGCCATTGTTGTATCATTTTTCTAGTCTTTAATAGTGGTTCGTATGATACACTACCTGCTGTCCAACCCATTTTCTTCCAGTATTTTAATCTATCGTATTGTGATAATGGTATCTCTTTTGTCTTACCATATAGACTTGTTGTGGTCACACCTACTAATTTATCTTTATATTGATATTCCCAGGTATCTTCAATAGTTTTACTCAAACATAGTAATGCTAGCAGTTTCCCGCCAACCAGGTTGTATCCAAGCGGCTGTATTGGTACTATTGTACTACCAATGCAAGTATGATTAATCATTCTTTGAGTCTTGGCAACACGTTCCCAACCAATGTAATTATCTCTAGGTGTCAAGTCTAGGAAATCACTTGACATACAGGTTACACCTAATAGTTTCTTTGTTTTCTTATCTCTGATTAAGAAGTTAAGATTTCTACCAATATTACTATTGTTTTTCATAGTTGATAAAAACGTTCTCATACCATTCCAGATAGCTGGCATATTAGCACCTGTGATTGATTTTACATCATCACCATCTGTCCATAATAATTCTGGTTCTAAATAAAGATATTCTTCTTGGTCTTCAGGTAACCAAAAGTTATTTTTAATCTCTTGTAGTAATGCACCTTGTTCAGGATTCTTTAATGCTGGTTTATCGTCAAAGAAACTATTGACTTCTTCGGTAGGATATTTGTCGTGTACTTCACACCATTTTTGATATAGTGTATATTCTTTAACGTCCATAGCAGAGACATAAGATAAGTCTTTTATAACTGCCTCTTTTAAAGTTTCTGTATCTATATCAGGTATTTTATCTATTGGGTTGTGGTCTTGCCAACTTTGCCATTGGTCGTCAATAGACATACCTTTCTTCCACGAATAAGCCATAATATATAAGGTACTCTAAATTTTTGTTATTGTCAAGTCTGGGATAGTTGTCTTGCTTCTTGTAGTTTTGCTCTTTGTAGGTCTCTATTATACATCTTTTCTGCCTTTTTCTTGGCCATATCAAACTTTAATTTAGAAACCTTTTCAACAAAGGTAATGCCTAGTGTATGGTCAAATTCGTGTTGATAGATTCGTGAGAACATACCATCAAAGGTTGTTTCTACTTTCTTACCATCATCATCTTCAAATTCAACGGTACAAGTTCTAGGTCTATTGATACTCAAAAATAAGTAAGGAAAAGTTAAACAGCCCTCTGACATTAATATGTCTTCTTTTGAGTGAGTTTTTATAATAGGATTCCAACAAGAATACTTTTCACCATTATTTAATTGTAAATGATTACCCATAACAAACATTCTAAATGGTAAACCTACCTGATTGCAAGTAAGACCTATACCACCATATTTCTTCATTGCCATAAACATTGCTTTAGATACTTCTTTTCTATCTTTAAAGTCGTGTTCTTTTAGCATATCGTCATTAAATGGTGCTATTGCTGATAACACTCTAGGGTCGTTTGATGGTATTAATTTTAGTTCTTTCATATGTTTCCTAATTGTGTAAAGTTTTGTACTTTCTCATATTTAATTATGTTTGTAAATTTATCAAATAGTATATCGCCTTTATGTGATATAATAAAGATATTCTCTTTCTCTAAAGTCTTAATAATTTTAAAGAAGTCATCTGTACCTTGGCCGTCTAATGATGAATCAAATATCTCATCTAATATTAATAGATTGGTATTTGTACTATTTTTCATTCTAGCAATATCTCGCCAAGTAAATAACAGAGCAAGGTCTATTCTCATCTTCTCACCCTCACTAAAGTTATTATAATTAAATGTATCTCTAAATCTACTTTTTACCGTCTCATTAAACTCTTCGTCTAAATTAAACGATATATAAAAGTCCATTGCTTGTAAATATTTATTAATAAGTGAGTTCATAATAGGTACATACTTTCTAATTATCTGTGCCTTAGCACCCTTGTCATTAAGTATCTCTCTTAATATATCTACATAGCCTTTCTCTTCTTGTACTTTATCTAAATCAACTTCCGCTTCTCCTAATTTCTTTTTCATATCAACTAGACTTAATTTTATATCTTCTATATCAACATCTTTTTCATTTACTCTGTCAATATCAGATTGTATCTGGTCACTCTGCGTTTTTAATATGTCTAGTGAGGAACCAACCTTTGCTATCTGTAATTGCATATCGGATATCTTCTCTGAAACCTTGGTAAAAGCAGATACCTTTTGTTCTTGTTTTGATATTTCTCCTACGAGCTGGGCTAATCCGTCTTCTAGTTTGGTGATTGTACCTTTTTCGTGTTCGCATTTATTTGCCTTAAACTGGTCGTCTATTTTTTGTGTACACACAGGACAATTATCATTCTCTTCAAAAAACTTCAATGACTTTTTATGTGTCTCTAGGTTTTGTTCAATCTTTGTTTCAAATTTTTCTAGTTCTTTTAATTTCTTTTCAGTATCTTCTTTGCCAACTAATGCGTTTTGACTTACTGCTATCGCCTCATTTAAACCTTGTAGTTTTTGAGTATATAATTGTCTATTTGTTTTATTTTCCTCTAGTTTTCTAAGCGCTACCGTTTGGTTGTCTGTTCCTTTGGCCTCCAGAGTGTTTAAGTATTTTGCTTCAGTTTCATACTTGGTCTTTATTAACTCACATTGGTGCCTCACCTCCGTCAACTTTTTTTGAAGGTCGCTCTGTTGAGAACGCAATATTAAGTCCATAAGACCAAAAACTCTAATGTCAAGTATCTCTTCAACTACTTCTCTTCTATATCTTGGTTTCATCTTCATAAACGGCTCGTATGATGATGACCCTAATAATACTACTTGAATAAAAGACCTATAATTTAACTTCATTATATTTTGTTCAAGATACTTTTGATAATCTATATTGTTGGCGTCTTGATTTAGTTTCTTACCATCACAAAAGATTTCAAACAAATTAGGTTTGATACCTCTTCTTACTTTATATTTCTTCGTGCCTACTTCAAAATCTACCTCTACTATACAATCGCCATTGTTAATAGTATTGACCATTTGTTCTTTCTTAATTATTCTAAATGGTCTATTGAATAATACAAAACATAATGCGTCAAGTAAAGTAGATTTACCACTACCATTTGTACCGACAATTAAAGTCATTTGAGACTTATCTAAATCAATAACAATTGGCTGGTTACCACTTGATAAGAAGTTTTTATAATTTAGTCTTTTAAATAGTATCATCTAGCTTTGTTGGTGTTGGTAAAGTATCACGTCTCATTTCATCTATTCTTTTAAAATCTGAATCCATAGGTGTTGGTTCTGCGTCTGACTTTTGGCTCGGGTGTTTAAAATATAAATTACCTGATACCGTTATTCTAGTGCCTGGCGTTTTAAAAGGTATTACTTCGTGTCTTAATAAAGCAGGAAACATCCATAGATATCCTTCCTGTGGCAAATAAGATTGTGTATGAGTTGCCCATTGTGGAAAAGAGTGTTCGCCATAATGAAATACGGTTGCACCTGGTCCAGCACTTCTACCTGTATATTGTTCTCTTTCTTTTTCTATGTCGTGTGTTTTTAAATACATAACCCAAGATAACATTCCGCTATGTGTATGTGCTGGATTATATTCATTTTCTTTCATATAATTAATCCATAAACTTAATAGATTAAAAGATTTAGACCAATCTGGTTCTCTGTAAGTTGTATTTAAAAATTCACAATTTCCTTCTACGTAAGAGTCTATGTATGGTTGAAATTCTTTTACGAACCACTTTTTATCTTCCATACTATACCCTCTTTGGTCTGACATTAAACTTGCTAGTTCAGAATTTCCTGAACCTACTTTTTTATTTTCTGCTCTTTGTAATAGACCATCAATTAATGGCTGTTCTACTTTCATCAATGCCACATATGGTCCAAATTTTATATTACCTAATATCTCTGGTTTCATTCACTTGCCTCGCTATATAGTTCTTTTGCAAAAGTCTTTAACTTTTGTTTGTCTAGGTCTGTATTTACTTGGTCAATATAGTTGCCTAGAAAGGTTAACGTATCTTCTCCTTGTTCAAGTATATCTTCTCTAACTGATACATTAACATCTGACATATCTTCAACAACATCTATGGCGTGAACATTTATTTTATTGTATATTCTATCCATAAGTCTATCGTACATATCACTATCTGTTTTATTAGATACAAATAGCTTAACAAAACAATTGTCAAACTCTGTAATATCTAATTCATCATAGTTAGTTTCTTTATCATTGTATATTATCTTCTTGAACATTCTAATAGGGTTAGGTATTCTTGTTACCTCTCTTGTTTGAGTATCAAAAATATGAAACCCTTTAGGACACATATAGTCTGACCAAGTCATTTCGTATTGTGTTCCTAGATAATATATCTGTCCGTCATCTGACTTTTTATGAAAGTGACCAGACAAAACTTTTTCAAATCTTTTAAACATTGCCTTTTCTTGGCCGTGGTCATTAAAGTGGCCGTTATGCATTTCAAAACCTTTTATCTCTAAATGACCCATTGCAATAGGTGATGTACTATTCTTAATAGTCTCTACTGATTCTGTTTCATTGTCATCACATATCCAAGGTATGAATAATACTTTTAAGCCGTCAAATTCTAATTCTGTTGCCTTTGTAAAGACCTCTGTATTCTTACTAATATCTAAATTTTGTAAAGCGTTTACTTCGTTGGTGTTCTTGTAATAAGTATCGTGGTTACCAATAATAATATAAGTCTTGATGTTTAATTCATCTAACTTGTCCCAAAATACTTTCTTAAAATTGTGTGCTGTATTATGGTTTATAAATTTTCTTCTATCAACCACATCACCTAAATGAATAAGTGTATCTATATTATTGTCTTTTAAGTATGGAAAAAATAGTTCATCATAAAATCTATTCTGATATTTTACAAATGCTGGACTATCGTTTCTCACACCAAAGTGAGTATCATTTAACAACGCTATTTTCATTTACTTTTTTTTCTTTTTTTTAGGTGCTAATTTAGAGTCTTCTTCTTTAGGTAAATTTGCTTTTAAAAATTCTGTAAATTGATTTTTGAATTCTCTGTCATCACCTGGTTGTAAGGTCATATCATCATAATTAGAATCAGCTATCATTTTTTGTTTAATGACCGTCTGTTTCTTTTCTTTTTGTATTCGTCTAACAAACGCATAATAAATTATTTGCGTGAAATATGCAAAAGGATTATTTGATTTATCTGGATTAAAGTTATCTAGGTATTGTAAACAATTCTCTATACCATCAGAAATCATATCGTCTCTGTATGTATAGTTAATAAAATTAGGTCTGTATGATAGGTGGTTTGCTATTTTTAGAAAACAGCTTCCTATGTAATCGGTAACTGGCGGCTTAGGTTGTTTTTTTCTTTTTGCCTTGTTAACAGATTTACGATACTCAACCATAGCGGCTAAGAATTCTTTGTTGTTAACGTAATGTTCTGGTTTTGCTTTGCTTCTTGTCATTCTGTCCTCATATTATATCAATATTAAAAAAAAGTCAATGTTCATTCACACTTGACAATTGAAAAAAAATGTTTATAATGAGCGGTGTAGCGTCTTTAAGAAACAGAGTCTAGTGTATAGTTTTGTTTCCGCTCTCATCATCTTCATCATCAACAAATTCTTCAAATATTTCTCTTATCTTTTTACTCTCGGAGTCTGTAAATCTTTTTTGTGCATAAACAGACTGGTCTTTGTCTGGCGATTTTAGAGTATGATAATCTTTCTCAATTAAATGATAAGACTTTACCATTTCTTTACTAGCGCCAGCTATAGTCATAATTTTATCTTTAGGTATAGTAATAATATTGTCAGGTGTAAAGTTTACCCAACGAATCAATGCTATATAATCTTTGAAACCTGTAGGAGTTATTTGAGGTACATACTTAATTTGTAATGGCCTCTGCAATCTTAATAAGGGAGAGTTATCTGGCAATTGTTTATCTTTCTCTGGTAGATGACAAACTATGTCCTCACCATTGATAAGTTTTATAACCTTGACATTTACCATTTTTGACTCTTTAGTTTTTTTAATCTCTTGGTGCATTGCCTAACTCTATGTTGTGTATCTCATAATCAAAGTCTTCACCGCTGTATATATTTATCCTTTCTCTAAAATGTGCTAACGTATAATTCTCATTGTTATTATATGTTAAATCATCTGCGACATCATAAAGAGTAGCGTGTGAATTATTATCTTTTAGCCTTAAACCACGACCAATTGATTGTAAGTTTCTTATCCTGGATTTACTAGGACTAGCAAAAATAATGTTATGCAAATTCCTAATGTTAATGCCGGTAGAGAAAGTCCCATAACTCGCAACGATAATAGCGTTGTCAGACTTTTCTGTAAGCTCTCTAATAGTTTCCCTTCTTGAGGCGTCAACTCCGCCATAGACGAAAGACACTTGTTTATCTTTTGCCTTATCTTTAATAGCTTCATACAAATCCTTTCCGTGTTTTTCTACGTATTGAAACAAACATAGTGTATTGCCACTTAAACCAGCGGCCAAGTTTCTAATATACTTATTTCTTTTTTCGTTAGATACTATAAAGTCCATTTCTTCTTGATATGTTTTACCTTTAATGAATTCTCTTTCCTGTTTACCGTGTTGTAAGACCAAACAGAATATCTTGAGCTCAGCTAGTTTTCCTTTCTCCTGAAGTTCCGTTGTGGTTACTACTTTATTTACAGCACCGAATAGACCCTCTAATACAAGTTTATGTGTTTTTGTACCATCTAAAGTACCTGTCATACCAATTTTATATGGGCATTTTACCATCTTTGTCAATATCTTTGTTAGTGATACTGCCTTAAATAAATGTGCCTCGTCACCAATAATCATTTCAAATTGTGAAAACCATTTTTTAGGCATATTGTATATTGATTGCCAAGTAGATATTATAACTCTCTTGTTTGTTTCTTTTCCGTGGCCTTGATATATTCTATGTACATTTTTTTCAGGCGACCAACCATAGTCTTTAAAATCTTTATACAATTGTTCTACTAATGATGTTGTGGGTACTATTACTAATATCTTTTTATCTAATCTTAATAAATTAAATCTTACTAATAGATATGTAATTAATGATTTACCAGAGGCTGTTGGCGATAATAATAAACACCTATTTTTTTTAGTTGCATATATAAATGCTTCTTTTTGGTAATCTCTAACTTCTAATGGTATTTTTAATGCCTTGATAAAGGCGTCAACCTTACTATCTTCAACTTTAGTATCTGTAATCTTGGTGCCATCAACAACTTCTACCTCGTTATCAGCACACCATTTTAGTAAGTAAGGATAAAGGCCAACATATATTTGACCTGTTTGATATGAGAATAATCTTATCTTGCCGTCCCAAACTCTATTTCTGTATTGAGGCATAAACTTAAAACCTGGTACTTCAAAGGTAAAGAATTCACCAAGGTCTCTACGAATACTCTCGTCTGCGTCAATCTTTAAATATACGTCATCTTTCTTGTCTATGACAAGATATCTTAAATTGTTCATTAAATAGCGCCGCTAGTAAACTTACGCCACTCAATCGCATTTTTTATTGTAAAGGTTCTATTTGATATTTGCCTAATAGTTCTATCTAAAAAATCGGTTGTAGTTTGTAAGTATTCAACTTTATGTTTTGCACGTTGTATCTCTTCATCTGACTCTAGATATTTGTCAACGTCTTGTTTTAAAATTTTTAAGTTAAATGGTTTTAATGCATAAACAGAGGCGTCAGCCTTACCTGTATAATACTCCCACTTTTGTCTTTTTAATGTATGCAATTCTGACTCTGCCTTACTCAACATCAACTTAAATGTTGTTAAGTGTTTCATATATTTGTTGTGTAATTGTGGTGTTTTTAAAGATTCTAAATCTAATTCAGTCTCGTTTAATTTTAAATCTTTATCAACTTGTTCTTGTAGTTTTTCTAAATCCATAATGTATATAATGTATCATATTCACACTAAAATGTAAAGTTTAGGATACTATTGTTGTAGCTTTTGAAGCGCCTTTATTAGCGAATTCGTATAGTTTATATTGAAAGGTTACCGAGGCTGTTAGATAGTCAACATCACCTGCATTTTGACTAAAATTAAGACCAGTTAATGACACCGGAAATACATCACTAAATCTTACCTCTACGTTAGGTGTATTCTTACTTGTCAATATATTTAATGTTGCGTCTGATAATGCTGGTCCTAGTGGTGTGGCACCAAACTTAACCTTACCTGCGTCTGTTGTTTTTGCGTCTTTTCCGTCAGTAGGAAATCTGTCTTTACCTGACTCTACCAGTTTTCTAAATTGTTCTCTGTCTGCTGGAAAGTTTAGACCTTGCAACCAACCAGCAATCTCACGGAAGTTTTCTATATTTTCATCAACTAAAAATGTCATTTCTAAAGGCTCATAACTTAACTTTTCACCAGGTAAAGGTATATCTCTTAATGGTGTTGGTTGTGTTGTTGCTGTGGCGTTTAGACCTGGTAGATTTACTGCTGTACAAAAGTATTCAACCTTTGGCAGTTTTGTAATCTGAAACTTAAACTGCGTTGGCGAAGCTAAATCTAGTTTAGTTGGTTGTCGTGATAATGCGTTTGTAGTTGTCATACTACTATTTAGGCGTTTCGGAAGGCCAAAAAAAAGGGCGACTAAAAGCCGCCCTTTTCTGAAGTTTGTACTTCGTAAAGTAAAATTACATTAAGTTTGCAACTTGTACTTTTTGGTAGTATCTGTTAGAGTTAGCAGAACCAGCGTCATTTACTGCTGTAGCAGCACCTGAAATCGCACCAGTTTCAGCGAATGGGTTTGCAATTAAACCGTATCGTGTTTTGAAACCGATTTTTGGTTGGAATGTATCTTGACCAACAGCTCTAACCATTTGTAGAGGTACATATGGACAATAGAACATACCAGCGTCATAAGGTGAAGTACCTTTATAACCTACTACATAGTATTGCTTAGCAGCACTATTAGCAGAGTATGGGTCAATATATACTTTGTATCTACCGTTAAGAACACCAGCAAAAGTATTACCTGTGTCATCAACGTTTAGGTTGTTGTTAAGAGCTGGAGTATAGTCTAATACACCTGCCATTTGAAGAGCAGAGGCAACGTCTGATGAACAGATTATCATATTACCTTTTCCTCTTCTTGTTCTCTGAGCGATTCTGTTTGCGTCTCTTTCCAATTGGAACATAAGACCTTTGAATCTCTCAACTGACCATCTACCATTTGAGTCTGTGTCTAAATCAAATATACCAGCAGTTGTTGTATTTACAGCAGCACCTTTTTCAGCGTTGATGTAGATAGTTCTTACTACTTCTCTATTGATTTCTGCAAGAATCTCAGCAGATAAAATGTTAGCAAGTTCAGTTTCAGCGTCTAAACCGTGGATTGCTTTAAGGTCTTGAGCGAGTTCCATTGTGTACTCTGCTTTAAGAGCTCTTGACTTAGCAGTTACCGTTGACTTCTCAATTGAGAATGCCATTTCAGCAAATGCATTTCCACTAGCGTCACCTAATGCTTCAGCAGCCGCTGTAGTCATAGCAGTACCTTTTGTGTAAGTACCTGGTGAGCTATCGTTTAGTACAGCTGGGTTAGCACCTGAATGTGCTGTTGATGAATAACCATCAACACTTGAACCAGCAGCGTTTCTACCAGAGAAGTCTGAATCTGCTTCGTCAAACATTGCTTCTGCGCCTGTTTGTGAAGTGTATCTGCTTCTCATAGCAAATATAAGACCAGTTGGACCGGTCATTGGTTGAACACCTGCGATATCGTAAGCAATTAAATTAGGCATTGCTCTTCTTACCAAACTAATTAGGATTGGATCCCAGTTAGAGATTGCTGAACCAGTTGCGTTTGTTGGTGCAGCTTCTGATAAGAAAGCAGCGTCTTCTTTAGAAGCTCTTTCTTGGTTTTCCAAGATAACAGAGGTGACGGCACGTCTGTATGAGTCCGTGATTTTTGGTAAATCAGGATGCTCAAGGACTGGCTGCCATTTTTTTTCGTGAGTTTCGGATAAGTACATTGTTTATTTCTCCCTTTTCCCTATTATTAAGATATTTTAATATCTTTTGTTTTGCTTATAGCGGCAGTGTAAGCAGCCATTGCTTTTGATAAATCTTCGTTAGAAGGTTGACCATCAGCCGCCACATCATCTAAAGCCTCATCTTTTGATTCTTTTTTTCCAAAGTATGACTCTTTAATAGTTTCACACTTTTTCTTAAAATCTTCGCTAGTTGAGTATTCAATTTCTTCAGCAAGTTTAGCAAATTTTTCTTTTTGAGTGTCCGCTAAATCAGCAGCAACTTCAGCCATAACTTCGTTTTTAGTTTTGTCTGCGTTGTCTTTGTTTAGTTCAACATTCTTTTCAATTTGCTCGTTTAACTTTTTCTCAAGGTCGTCAATTTTAGTTGCTTGCGCTTCTAAAACATCATACTTCTCATCTGGAACATCAATATAATGTTCAGAGAAAAGTTTTTTAAGACCTGAAATAAAGTCTTCAGCAATCTCGCCTTTAATGCCTCTTTCAAGAGCGATTTCGTTTTCTTTCATCCACTCTTCAACGACATATGACAAGTAAGAATCAACTTTTTCAGTTAACTCTTCTTTTGCTTTTGCACTTTCTTGCTCTAATTTGTTGTTGTAATCTGCTTCCATTGTCTCAGCAATTTCACCAACTTTTGATTTAATTGCAGCTTCAAAAACGGTAGCAGCTTTTGTTTTAAATTCTTCGGATAAATCATTTTCTCCAGATACAAGAGCTTCAACGTGTGTTGATACGTCAATGTCTTCTTTTTTATATGACGCTTTCATCATTGGTTTTTTCTCCATATCTTTTTGAGCAGTCATACCACCCGCCATTTCTTTCTTCTCTTTATCTTTTTCAGATTTAGTCATCATCATTTCTTTTTTGTCCTGATGTTTTTTAAGAGCGTCAAGAGCAGCTTTTGGCATTTCTCCCTCTTTGATTTCTTCCGAACCTTCTTCAGCTGTTTCTTCTTGCTCTTTTAGTTTTGGCATAGGGTCAGCTGCGCCAGCACTTTTTTGTTGAGCATCGCCAGAAACTTGCTTAGTTTTCTTCGTAGCGTCTGGATTAGAATCTGTTGGTTTTACAACCGCTGGACCTAAATCTTCTGCGTTATTCATTTTCGCAATATGAGAAGGTTCAGCCGCAACAGCATTCTTTTTCGGAGCGTCCGCTTGTGGGTTAGCACTTGCTTCAGCAACCGCTTCTTTTTCCAAAGCCTCTACTTTATTTTCTGTCTCGGCCATTTAGAAATCTCCTTATTAAAAATAAACGTTTATTTTTCTTTTCTAATGATATTTATAATATTAGAGCTTTTTAAGAAAGTTTTTAAAGACTTCCACCTTGGCTTCCGCCAATTTGATAGACTTTGCTTTGTTAATATACTCTTTATATTCTTCAATATCTCTTTGTTTTATTACACCATTGTCCCATACCCACTCTTTATTCTCCATAATACCCTCTACGAAAGCGTCTGGAGCGCTTGGGTCTGCAACAATGTCAGCAGCGGTAGCTAAATAGAAGTCTTTTCCTACATAGTTTGCGCCGTTCTTTTGAACCAAGGAACCCATACCTCTTGAAGATACTCCTAATTGAGCGCCTTCATCAATAAGATTTTTTACAATCTTACCGTAAGGTGTGTTCATAATCTTGGCTTCACCCATAAAATTTTTACCATCTGGAGATAGATTAGTTACCATATGTGATACCCTCTCTAAATTTACAACCGGACCATCTGGATGGCCTAGTTCACCGAATGCTCTATTTTTTTGGATAAATTCTCTGTTATATCGGTTTACTTCTTTAGCAAGAATATCGTTCTCGTATATTCTGCCATTTCTATTTTTGATATCTGATTGCAAAAAGACACCACGTATCTTGTAGTCTTTCTTGCCGTTTTTCTCTTCCACAATATATTCTGCTTGTGAAATTTCTTCCGATATTAGTTTCATTTGTTTTCTCTCTCTACTATTTATAACAAATTTTATCTAAACTCTGCAATAATCGTGTAATTATCGCCTATAGCAAAGTTTTTAGTTGACAATAATAAGTCTCCAGTAGGTGTAGTTGCGTTATTAACTATCTCATTACCAGCAGTTCTTAAATCCCAATATCCATTACCACCTAATATGGTCGCTGTTGCATTTGTAGCTCCGTCCCATACTAACTCAACTGCTGATTTAGAATTAGCACTATTTACTGAATACCAAATCTTAGCTAACTTTCTATTACCATCTTCGGTCATAAAGTTGACCTCTGAAGCGTCTATCTTTTTAACTAAATTCTCGCCTGTGCCATCTGAAAAGTTAGTTAACTTAACGACAAACTTTACGCCTACCGTATCTGCTATTGTTTGTGTTGTTACCGTATCTGCCATTTTTAATCCTTATGCACTAAATCCTGTTTCTTTATGACACTCTAAACTAATATTAAACTTTGGCACGTTAGAGTCCGAAGTTAATAATACATCTTGTTCAGCGTCTTTCACCAACTTAATTTCAGTTGGTTTTAAACCATAATTTCCTCTGCCTGATAAAGTTAACATCAAGTTATCTTTATTACCTAAAAATAATTTAACTTCACCTGTGCCAAATATTTCATAATTAACATTTGCAATACTAATCTTTGGTTGACTAGTTGCATTTTTTAAATCTGATACTTTGACAATTGTATTATCTTCATCTTTAATACCCTTGACATTTGTAATCACTTTTATTGTATCATCTACTTTATGAACAATAGATTTTGATTCAGTATCAGTATTATCAAACCAAAGAACAGCCATTATTGTTCATCATAATAAGTTTTAGAAAGTTCGCCACGTTCAACCGTTTCGCCTTTCTTTCTACATCTAATATAAACTTTTGTTACCTTACCAGTTCCAGGTGCCGTATAAGTTCTAATACCATTTGCAATTACTGAATTAGCACCTGCAGCTGAATCAGAATACGTATTGGACGCCGTAGCTGTGTTGTCATATTCCCAAATATTATTTGAGCCTGGTACATCTACATATGCCATCTTATACTCCTATTTCCTTTTCTATGTAATTATACATAACATCTGTTTTTACATTGTGTTTAAGAGAAACTTTATCTATTGTAGTTTCTACTTCTTTAACAATATCATCATTATCATAATCAACATTATTATAAAAATCTGTTACCACATCTTTATGTTTAGGTGGTAATTCTTTAAATGTTGAAGAGTCAACAACGTCTTGTTTAATTACTTGGCTGACTCTCATCATTTGTCGCTGGTGCCTCTGCCGTTGGCGCCTCTGTATTTGGCGTAAACTCTATTTCTTGGCCACTTGTATCCATAATCTGGTCTGTCTTATCGCTAGGGTCAGTTACCGCTGGTTTAGGGTCGCTATGAGGTTCTGGTTGAACATCTGCAAATATTTTACTTGCAATATCTTGCCTTTGCGAATCTAAACTGGTAGCAACTTTATCTCTTAATGCGTCTTTAAAAGCTTCGCCTGCGCCAGCATTATCTCCTGCTGATAACTTATCAACAAAATCTTTAATTTTTTCCGACATAATTTATTCTCCTATTTGATTTCTCTAGTAAAGTCATCACCACCAAAGCCTGTTGGTACTGATATTATACCGTCATCAATTTCTTTCTTAATTTGTTTATCAATATCTGCTATCTCTTTATCAGTTTGTCTTAATACATTCTTTCTGATAAATTCAACAGAATAGTATTTACCAACATAGTCTCTCATTGAATCTGCCAATCTCAATCTTTCCATTAACATTTCTGACTCTTTCAATTCTGCAAAGTGTCCATCTTGTAAGAAACTATATTGAATATCATCTTTTAATCTATGCCATTCTTGCTCTGCAATAACACCTTTTAAGATTAATTGAGTTCTTAATATATCATTAAATAATTCAGTAAATTTCTTTCTTAATCTTTGAACAAATTTAGTAAATTTCAATTCGTCTCTTGTTATTTCAGTTGAACGACCTAAATTAAATCCTGAAGAAGACTCTAATCTACTTACAGGTACATTTAAAGAACGATATAACTTCGCTCTAAAATATTCTATGTCTGCAATCTCACCTAAATTTGCGCCGCCTGGTAAAGTATCAATTTGTGTACCTCTACCACCCTCTCTACTTGGTAACCAGAAATCTTCCAACATAGACATATAGTTTCTGTCGTCTCTGATTTCACCTGTCGTTGCGTCATAAACAAGTTTATTTCTATATCTTGCCATAACATCACGTAAGTATTGTTCAGCTTTAACTTTAGGTAAATTACCTACATCAATCTTAAAAATTCTTCTTTCAGGTGCTCTTGCTATTCTGTAAATAACTGAAGCGTCTTCTATCATACGCAACTGATTTACAGGCTTGATTGCCTTATGTAAATAAGATAGAACCAAATTTTTATTTTGGTCTACAATACCAGACGGACAAAATGCTATTGCGTCTGTAGCAATCTTAATACCACCTGAAGTAGTATTAGATACACCTTTCTCGTTGTAGATAAAGTATTCTTCAAACTCATCAACAACCGTTAGACCATATGGTGTTGCACCATCAGGTCTTTTCTTTCTAATTTCTCTAATTTTTTTTACTTTTCTAGGGTCAATATATCTTAATTCTGTAATACCTTTTACTGGTGAATCTCTATCAATAACTTTATGATAATAGATTCTGCCGTCAACGTACCATCTTCTAAATAAGTCGTGACCTCTAGTATTGAAGTTCATCAACCTCAATATTTCATTAAATTCGTTATGTATTTTTGATTTTATTTCCTGTCCGTATGATACGTTCTCCAAATCAAGCTTGACAGGTTGTTTTAATTCATTAGCAACGATAGCCTCGTTTACAATATCCTCAACTGCCATATCACACTCGGGGTGTAAAGCAATTTCTCTATATCGTCTAATAAGTTCCTGCTCATTTTTAGCAGTACCTTCCATATCAAGGTACTGACCAAAATAACCACCAGCGGCGACGGTTTGTGTTCCGTCATCCGCTTGTGGTGTTGTAAAGCTTTGTTTTGGATCCTGGGGTTTTTTCGCCCTAGTGATAGAAAATCCAAATAATTGCGCCATTATATATCCTCTACGTTTTATTACCTATTTATACTACTTATTAGGTAGTAGTATTGCTTTCAAAGAATTGGTAACCGAAAGTTACCTCAAACTCTTCAATAGCGTCATTTGTACCGTAGTCTAATGGTATAGCAGCTATCGTTGTCGGAAATGCACCTCTTAAAGTGTACGACTTGATAGTTGCACCATTTCGGTCTAACTGGTCAACAAAAGCGTCAACTTGATAGTCAGCTGGATTTGTTAATCCTTCGCCGTCTGTCATATTGTTAATACCATTTGACCATCTTTCAAAAGCGTTTCTTAATTTGAAATTTGTATCATTTAGTACCGTTATTGTCCAGTCTTCAAACGTTCTATCTCCAGCAATTTTTATTTGTCTGCCTCTGAATGGTACCGTAAATTGACCTAAAGTCATTGCCGGTAATTGAGTGCCTTTACATAAAAATGCTAGCTCTTCTATTTCTCCGCCTACTTGAGCATAACCAGGAAAAGGCATTGTTACCTTAAACTGATTATTTCTAGCGCCGCCGCCAGCAAGTTTAGCTTTGAAGTCATTAATGTTTGCCATTTTTTATTCCTCTTTCCTAAAATTACCCAGCAACTTCGTCAAAAGAGACGCCAGTTCTAGTAGCGATGAATTGTAATGTGATAAAGTTGATACTTCTAGCAGGTTTCACAAAGATTTCTGCTATAAATTCGTTTCTATCAATTACTTCGCCTGTGTTATTTGTTTCATCACAAACTACTAAAAAGTCTGTGATACCTCTTCTACCTTGTACTTCTCTTAAAAAAGGTTCTACAATGTTTCTAAAGTTCGCTCTTGTAAATTCATCATTGAATTCAAACAATTGGAATTTAGAAGCAGTTGCTATCGCCTTCTCTAAAGTGATGAACAATCTTCTTACGTTGATTCTATCAAAAGCACTTGGAGCAGTTAATCCAGTTTTGTCACCGAAAAGAACCGTACCTTGACCTGGGAATGTTGACACAGGATTTACTCTTGCTCTGTACAATTCGTCTCTTTGAGCTTTAGTTGGATTAAACGCAAGTTTGACAGCGCCTCTTATGATACCTCTGCTGAAACCTGCCGGTGAAAACCAGCTGTCTGCAACGAGGTCAGTTCTAGCGGCCAGACCTGCAACGTCTCCGTTTAATGGTACAAAACGAAATACGTCAGAATATCTGTCGTACATATATTTGTAACCACTATCAAATACTACATAAGAAGATGATTGAATACCATTAAAGAATGATACAACATTGCTCTTTTGTGTATTTGCGTCAGCAACACCAACTACATCACTTCTTTCAGGACTTGCAAATACAACAGCGTCTTTTCTGTTCTCTGCAATCGTGATTAAGTTACCAATGTGAGTTGCGTCACCTTTTCCTGCCATAATTAAACCAACATCTACCGTTTCGCCATCTTCAAACTTCTCGTAAGCAGTTTTTCTTTGACCGATTGTAGCAGCTGTTCCGTTTGAACCACTTTGTAGTGATACATTAGATACAGAGGTTACATCCGTGAAAGTTGTTCCTGAAGCAGCAGAGCCCCAGTTAGAACCTGATGGATTGTGGTCCATCCAGTAAATGTAGTTAGAACCATTGTATATTACGTCTGAATAGTAGTTTACAGAACCTTGAGCAGTTTTAGCGTCTGAAGCTTTTGATACTGCTTCAAATTTTTCTAAAATGTCGCCTTTGGATCCTGAAATTTCTCCGTCTTCGTCAATTACTATAACGTGAAGTTCGTCATTAGAACCACCTTTTGCTTGTGCATATGGTGATGTTCCTGGCGCTCTGTCAAATTGGTCGTAATATTTCCATCTTCGTCTTACTTGAGCACCATTTGTTGGAGCTGCGTGTAATCCAGAAGAGTCGGAAGTTGTAAAGTACATAGGTTCCTCTTTTCTAACGATATTTAAATCATTAGTAGCAACACTAATTACTCTATATTCAAACTTGTCACCAAAGTTAACAATGTCTCCGGCTGTAATTCCTGTTGAAGAGGTAACGGTAACAACCGTATCTCCGACTGCCATAGCGGCGTCAGCGACGGTAGTTTTGTTTAACTCTTCGTAAGCAGTTGCTGATGGACAAGAAGAAATAGATAAACTATTTCCGTGTGCTCCAGCAGTTCTAGCTGCCCACATACCAACAGAAGCGGAACCGTCAGCATAGTTATTTTGGTAGTCAATAGTATTTTTAATTACAAACGCTGAACCTGATTCGGTTGCGTTTGATACAGATGAATTCTGTACACGTACTACTCTTAACGCATTAGAATATTGTAGGAAATTAGCAGCTGTAAAAAACTCTTCAAAGTTTGTATTGTCCGGTTTACCGAACGTGCTTACTAATTCTTGTTCACTTGATATACTTACTACTTCATCCAAAGGACCTTTGTTGAATTGTCCAGCAAAGGCACCGATTGAAGTTGAAACAGCAGGTATAATTCTTGTTAAGTCTTTTTCCTGTACGAGAACACCTGGTGATACTTGAAATGCCATTAGGGTTTCTCCTTCTTAATTTGCAAATTATTTTTACTCATTTTATTCAATACTCGTATTATTCATACGCCCATAGTCAAATTTCATACTCTACTGATATTTATAATAAGCTCGGTTTCTAGTTGCCTTTACGTGTAACCGGATGCCAAACCGTGCCATATTCGTCTATTTCGGGCTTTTCGTGGTCAGGAATACCATCATCTACGAAACCGAAAGGCGACATATCTTGCTCAATCAGATTTTGTTGTTCTTCATATAGTTGTTGTCTGGCGTTTGTATCTGTCATCTCCTTGAAAAAAGTTTGATTAGATAACCAACCAAACACCACTAGACACATCATTAAATCGTCTGTACAACCCTCTTCAGCCATCCAACTCTGACCTTTTTTAATAAAAGTTGACATCTCCTCAATGATATTAAAATCGTTTACTAGTATCTTATCACTCTCAATAAGTGTCTTGATATTAGAACAACCTATTTTTTTAATCTGTTTAGTCATTCTCACACCAAAACCAGAACCTCTACCACTAAATCCAGCACCTAGTATTTGACCTGCACGACCTCTTTGAGTTGTCATCAATAGATTATCATACTCTAATTCAAATTGTAGAGACTCTGCAATTTGTTGACCAAGGTCATTTGTCTCTACTAAAACGTGTGCGTGATTATATGCCTTACATACTCTATCTATTGTATGAGGAAATAAAATAGGTTTTACATCATTACTTCTATATTTGGCCACCACTTTATAAGGCATTTGTGAAACGTCTGTAATTATAAAAGCAGAGTAATCTTTATTAACACCTCTAGCTACGTCAACCGTACAAACATAAGTGGCACCTTTTTTAGGGTCTTCATAAACATCTAAACCAGCATTTGATTTTATTGGTGTTTTAAATACTATGTTTTTTATTTTAGCAGGACTAATTAATGTGTTTACAGAACCTAAAAACTCACACTCAAACTCTTGTTGAAATTGCTCAGGTGATGTATTTCTAATAGTATC